ATCCAAATGTCTTTTGGATCAGTGCAAGGGATCCCCAGATTGTGCGGCCTCCCCTGATTTCGCCTGCGGACTTTTCTTTTTCAGATAGTTCATCGCCGGTGTTGAGGTCATAATAAAAAAAAAGTGTTCATGTGAGGATTGCTTCTTGAGAAGGTTCCAGTAAGCAAAGATTTCAGTCAGGTCACAGCGCAAAATCAGAGACCGGTAGTACCAGAATTTCCAACGTTGGAAAAATTCCTGATTTATCAATGCATAAGCGATACAGGATGCAATCACTTTGATGTTACGACCTTTTGACAATAGCTCCTGTGACATTGAATTTTGCTCGTTGATTTCCTCGAGCTTGGTTATTTCTGTGGATATCATGGCAATCGTTCCGGCTGTGAGTGGAGGCATCTTAAGGGTCACCTTTTTACTGAGTAATCCTTTGACCTGAAATTCAACTCCCTTACCAAGAAGCGCAGCTCCTGCCTGTTGTTCGATGTTTTGTTTTTCCATATTTTTATTGATTTGAAATAAAGCCGACCGCATTTCGCAACCGGCTTTTATACCTTCAAATTCGCCATCCTTATGCTGGATTTGGCGCTTCGTACATGTAAGGATTTGAACCGTTGCCGGGATCCAATGCGGTTGCTTCAACCTCCATCTCAAGAATGCTTTCAGCACTCATCGACCCATCAAATCGGGCAATGACACTTGCCTTAAAGATGTTCCAAACAACATCGTCCTTGGTGGTAATTTGAAGCGCAAGCTCTTTTGCTTCAACCGAAACAGGGCCTTTGTAGGTTACAGTACCGGTACCGGTTCCTGCAGTGCCTCCCTTTACAACCGCCACGAGAGCGGGTGTCAAGTCATAAGCCCTCCATTTGATTTTGAGCGCGCCAGCATTAGTGACAATCTGTTTGATGGGAGATGTAGCCTCCTCAACATTGAACGGTTTCACCTGAGCCGCATCCTCAGATACGGTAAGGGTACCACGGACAGTCTGTGCCCAGGCTGTTAATGTTCCTGGCATCGTGTCCGATCCTGTCGGGGTGCCGAATTTGACCGACTTGATCCCGAAGTGATATTTTTCTATAGCCATTTTAATTCAAGATTTTTACGTTTAATCGAATATTTGAATAGTGTTCCTCTAACGCTGATTCAGGGTAGTACCCTTGCTGCTCAACCTCTATTAGGATCCTGTCTTGATAAACATTGTCAAGCAGCTGAACCAATATCCCGGTCATTGTCTCGAGTGTTCCATAATCAGGAACTCCAGGTGCAAGATCAGGACAGTGAAAGTTTACATTTACCCTAATTCTCTGAAGGACACCTGAGCTGATAGGCAGGGTATTGATAACGATGTAACTGGTTTTGGAATCGTCAGGATTACCGCTTTTTTTTGTCAAAAGGTAAATAGGACAAGTTATAAGGGTAGAAGCCTTGATTATCCCGTATACCTCATTGATAGCGATATCAGCAGTTTTCATGATCGAAGTACAGTTCTGATTACATCATCCAGATCAAAGTCAACAGCCACTCCCTTTTTATTCAGCCTGTCACGGAGTCCTTTCAGCATCTGCTCAAGGCTTATCAGGGCAGTATCTGACTGTGTGGTTATGACATTGAGTCCCCTACTTTCAACAGCGCTTGCATACTCCATACCGGCAACTCCAACCAGCTGGTAACCGGATCCCTTGGGAATTGATCCAAGGATATTCTTTGCAGAAGAAATTCCTTCTGCACTACCTTGAAGATTCTCGTTGATGACAACTCCATCCTTGAGGATGAAATAGCCTATAGAAGATCTTAGGTTGCCGGTCACGTCACCGAATCCTCCCTCTGACTTGGTCATGTTCCTGGCATCAGTCATGAATTCCTCGCCAACGAATTGAAACACCTTGATGATGCCATTTTCGATGGTTCGGTATCCTTTCTGAAGCTCTATCAGAAGATCCCTGTTTTGAAACCTTGGAATCAGACCCATAGCCGTGAGTTAAGTTGTCCGTTGTGTTGACGTTTAAGAGTCAAATTGTAAATGCTACCATCGTCCATAGTAAGGGTTACCTTGCTTCCGAACAACAGATTTACAGCGGTTAGAGGCATGAAAACAATAAATTCAAATGTTGTTTCCTCTCCATCGGCTCCACGTATCGTCAGTCCCTTTCCGTTTGGTTCAGCCCGGCATTCAGAAGAGAATGACTCTGGTTCCGGAACCGTAAACTTACCGGTGGCCGTATCCTGAACAGGATCCTGCCTGTTAAGGACTGTGACGGTATGTGGATATTGAATTACCATAGATTGGATGCATCTGAAATACCTGGTCTGGAAGCTGCTGAATCATTCCATTTGCGATAAATGGCATCGGCGATCTTCATAAAGTTGGATTTGTCGGTAACGGATACCTGGAATCCTCCTTCCGTGATGTTTGCTGCCGAAACCAAAACCATATAGACGTCAGCGGTTGCCAGTTCAAATTGCTTTGATTTTCCGGTGTAATCAGCCGTAGCTGTCAACCCACGGTCGATGAGTACCTTTTGAAAAATACCCGCTGCCAATGGATATCCAGCTACGGTTGCTTTTATTGCTTCAAGTACAGTCATTGTGACTTAGTGTTATGACCAGCTTGTTGCGTCGTGTTTCATCAAGTAGATGCCATTCACGTCGGTGAACCTTGGGAAGGCGTTAGCCTGTCCTTTGGTATACTCGCCAAACGGTTCAATCTCGCTCCACTTTGTGATCAGCACATGCTGAGTCTTGGTCATGATTGCAGTTTTGCGCAGCCCTTCACTGTTTTCTTCCGCAATCGGACCATGCAGGAACTGTCCAACCTTGAGGTCAGGAACCAGGGCAATGTACCCGGCTTTCCAAGGAGATACCGTGCTCAGGGTATGAGCAGAGTTCTCGAAACGTACCGAGCTGTCAACCACAACCACTTTCGGCAGCATATAAGCTTCCAGCATGGAGTTGAGGTCGGAAAAGGACAGATCTGCCTTCCGCGATCCGGTGATGCGCTGGAAGAATGCATATTTATCCTTCACTTCGGTAGTGGCAAGCATCAGGCGCAGGGTAGCCCTGTTCATCACGATATAATTAAGGTCGTACCCGGCTTCGCGAGCACTCTCGACAATTCCGGTGATGTCTGCGATCGGAGTGGCACTTGCGGCAGTTGCCCAACTAACAGCAGCTGCAGTTTTGTTCCCGGATGGGATGCCAAAATCAACAGCGGTAGTGGTAACAATACCGTTGTTATTGCTGGTGGTCAAGCTTATACTGCCATATGACAGCGCTTGCATGGCCAGAAATTCGGTACGGGCGTATACGCCTTGCAGTGCAAAATCAATATCGTTGAAAACGATGTCAAGCAGAGCTGATTTGTTGGCATCACCAAGGGCGTTGGATTTCAAGACCAGATAGTCGTTGTAATCCTTCTCGTCCATTTTGCGTTTGATTGCAATTTTGGGGATGTCGCCGGTTGCCTTACTTACGACCCTACGGGTTTTCAGAGGAGCAGTTGAGTTGTACTCAACCACGTCAGCCATTACCGGAGCCCCTGAGCTTCCGGAAAGGCTTTCCCAGGTTAGCTGGGTGGTTGGCTTGAGCGGGAAAAACTGATTCCAGAACAGACGTTTGAGGTACTGTTCTTTGGCTGCGTTAACGTATGCTTCAACGTTCGCTTTCGTTAACTCTTTCAAAAGACTTCTTTCCATGTTTCTAAATTTTTAAGGTTACACGAAACGAATCAGCGGAAGCTTGGCTTTAACACCAGCGTCAACGAAGTATGCAAGCAACGATTCAACGACCGTTCCCCTGACAAGAATTCCACAACCCCTGTTGTTTTTGGTAAGATCAACGGTATTGAGAGCAATACCTGCAGGTTCGTATTTGTAAGCTCCTGTAGCGGCAGTCGTTGCTTCTGCAGAAGCCTGTACCAGAACTTCACCGGCAACTACAGCAACTCCCAGGGAGGTGCCCACGGTAATAGTGTCGTAGTCTTCCGATGTGGTGGTATCGATTTCGGTGATGGCATAAGCCTTGGTAGTTGCTGCGCCATTCATGATGAATTCGCCTACCTTGAACTCATGTCCCTTTTTCACTTTGTATGCGGTAGCTGTGTTACCGGCATTTTCGTGGATTTTGGCGGTTTTTACGATGCGATAATTGCCAGAGCTGTCTTTTCCAAGTACAGCGCCTTCCTTCATTTCGAGCGTCGTGCTCAGGAAGTCAGCAGCAACCACCGTTCCTCCGCCGGGGATATCCTCAATGACTTTTTGAATAGCCAGAGGACGTTCGGTATCAGATGATGTGTTAACGTACATTTTTTAAATAATTAAGATTTAACTTCTGGAAATTTCTCTTTCAGATAGTCATCAATCTCAGCCTTATCGGCAATGCCCCCGTTACTCTTTGGCGCTTCTGCCACCATGCCCTGGTTGATCATGTCCTGTTTTGTGGCAAGGAAGTCTGCCTCGATATCAGTTGCAAGCTGTTCGATTTCATTTTCTGAGTTGACTGATAAACTGATGCGTTTGAGGTAGCTTTCCGTTACACCCTTCTGTTTGAGTGTGTCCCGAAGCTTTGAAGTGAGTACAGACTGAGATTCCTTTTTCTCGTAGGCTTCGAGTTTAGCCTGCATGTCCTTTGCCCATTGGGGAACTTCATCGTCATTCCCTTCTTTGGATTTCGGATTACCTTTAGGATCTTCAGTCTTTTTCTCCAGTTCGGCCTTCGTTTTAGCGACTGCGTCGTTAACCCGTTTGTCGATATCGCCCTGGAAGGATTTGAGTAATGGTTCGACCCCGCTGATAGCGGTTTCAATTTTGTCTTCTTCTGTTACGGTTGCTGCCAGGTATTCAGCCACGCCCCCGAAAGCCTTTTCAGTGAACCCTAAGTTCTGGAACTTAGTTTTCAAGGCTGCTAAAATTTTTTCTTTCATCAGATGAAATTTTGATTACTTGTTTGATTACTTGTTTCGCAACCAAATTTCATAAGATGCTAGAGGTATAAGCTGAATTGAAGAGGGTTTGTTTTATTTGTTTGGTGAATGGTAAAAAAAAGCCGCCTTTTAACTGGCGGCCTCTTGGTGTTATTTCATCTCGATAATGAAAGGCTGATCATCAACTCCCTCAAATACGGGATCATCAACCAGAACAATCTTCTTTCCTTCTTTATGGCACTTCTCCAGTAAAGGGAATAATTCTTCCCCTATCTGCATAAAGGCAGTATTCAAGACCTGGCTGTATTCATCGGAAAGGCCGGTATAATAAAAGAAAAGATCTTCACCGTTCATAGTTCGTTGAGAATAAGACATTAAAGGTACAAAGTTTTTTATCTTTTTTCAAGGTTTTTGATGTATTTGATCATGTCATCATATAACTCAGGCATAATTTTTTTAATTATTTGATTTCCCGCATATGTGTTTTCAAAGGCATGAGCAATAAATTCTGCCTCTTTCTTGCCTGGCTGTGAAAAGTATTTCTTTGTGTGCCCTGCCCCATAAGATGGATTTAATGACATGATCGTGTCTCTCAAAGATCCAATTTGCTCTATGGCATCCCACTTTGAAATACCTATCCGATTAAAGTATGATTCATCAATTTTAACCAGTCTTTGTGCCAGGTTGTCAACACGGTTCATGATCAGCTGATATCCATTGACAACAACTTCTTTCTTTTGATATTTCCACGACCTGGTTTCGTAATCATAGGATTGAGTCCACAGTTCGCCTTTTTGACGCTTTATCAATTTGGTCCGATAATTATTCATAAGATTTTGAATCTCCTTGCTGTTTCTCAATCCCATCTGCCAGTCAATCGCATGGCCGAACTCATGATATATGACACCTTCTTTTTCCCATCTACTGTTTGCAAGTCGTTTGGGATCCCCTATTTTGACCTCATTATATGGTGGCACATAACAAGAGCCCTTTGTTTTACTGATTGTAAGCCTAACTTTATTATTATCATCAATCAGAGCAAAGAAATCATCACTGAACTTGATGTTGGTTCCTTTAGTGTAGGCTGAACCCTCCTTCAATAAATCAGGAAC